ATAGTTGTAAAGCTCCACCTCTGCCAATCATCCCACTCCTGCTCGCCACAAAAGCACCACATATCATAGAACCAACTGGCAGTACCATCAGGAGTACTTATAAACAAAGCCCAACCCTGCTTATCAGCTAAAGCTGGTCTGATAACCTCAGCCCACACATCCCTTTCCATAAACGCCGCTTCATCCAATACAACCCCTGCTAGACTCCTACCTCTCAATGCCATCGCATTTTCAGTACCCTTTAACTCAATACTTGATCCATTTATCAAATCCAACCTTAAATCTGTTTCATTCTTGCTCTGTATCCAAGTCTTAGGCACTAATCTTTTCAATTCTTTCCACGCAATATCCTTTGCCATACGATAAGTAGGAGCACAATAGAAATAAACCTCTCCAGG